CCCCGCGTGGTTGGATGAGCGTTGGCGGCACCAGCAGCGTCATCGGCATCGCCCTGATGAGCTGCTACCTGGAGACCGACTATTAAGAGCGCGTCCCTATTTCCGAATAGCGAATACCTGTCCCCGTACTGTTAACCTATAAGGGTCCAAGTAGTACACAACCGTGCCCGAAGAACAGCAAGCAGTAGCCGCTCCCGTGGAGCCAACTGCCCCTCAGCCTGTGGCTGGTAGCTCCGATCTGGCCGCCCAACTCGACGCGCTTCGTGCGAAAAACCAAGAACTGATTGCCGAGCGCCGCAAAGACCGCGAAAACCGCGAATCCCTCCAACAGCAACTCGATGAAATCCGCGCCAGTCAAGAACAAGCCAAAACCGCCAAACTTGCCGAATCTGGCGAATACCGAACCCTCTGGGAAGAAGCCCAACAAACCGTCTCCGACCTCAAACAACAGCTCGCCACCAAAGAATCCGAAGTCGAACAAATCCGCCAAGGCTTCACACAAGAACAACTCCGTGCCAGTGCCATCGGCCAGCTTTCCCAGTCCGGTGCACTGGCACCCGATCAGCTGTATCGTCTATTGCAGGAGAACCTTCGCGCCAAAGACGGAAAGCCTGTGGCTTATGTCGGCGGCGTAGAAGTTCCGATTGGCGAATACATCGCCAACCTTAAAAACCCCGGCAGCGGCTACGAGCATCACTTTGCAGCCACGAACCGCGCCGGCATGGGTGTAGCAGGTAGTGCCCGCTCCACCGCCCTCCCCGGCCAAGCCAACCCCTGGTCCAAGGACGGCTGGAACATCACTCAGCAAATGATGATGCTCTCCACCGACCCCGACAAAGCCAGGCTCCTCCGAGCCGAAGCCGGCCTCAACTAGCCCCTGTGGGGCACCTCCCCAACCCTGACTCCACTGGAGCTACCCCATGTCTTCCTTTACCGGAAACTACGGTTCGACTTCGACATTCCTGTCGAACCTTGTCACCCGCCCCGAATTCCTTCAGTACACGGCCGAGGGCATCTTCGAGCAATCGAAGTGGGTCCAGAGCGGCATCGTGCAGCGCAACGCTGCCCTTGACGCCCGTGCCGGCGGCACCCGCGTGCGCGTCCCCTTCTTCGACCCCATCGCCCCGACTGAGACCCAGATCCTCAGCAACAACACCTGGGGTGGTGGTAGCGGCTTCCTCGTTCCCCAGAACGTGACTGCCGACGAGCAGATCATGACCCTGCTGCACCGTGGTTTCGCTTACGCCGCAGACGACATCAGCCAACTCGGCTCAGGCGCTGACCCCTTGGCCCACGTCCGCAACCAGCTGACTGCTGCCATCAACAAGCTGAAGACTGCCACCCTGGCTGCTCAGCTGCTTGGCCTGTTTGGTCCTATCGCCGGTACCGGCGTGCTTGGCCCCAACCAAGTCAACGCCACCTTCGCTGGTGTGCCCGGTTCCATGACCGAGGCAAACTTCCTCAACGTCGCCAACGTCATCAAGACCAAGGCACTGTTGGGTGAGCGGGGCGACGAGCTGGATGCAATCGCCATGCACTCCAACGTGGCGTACTACCTGCAGCAGATCGGAATGCTGACCTTCAGCGCTTCCGCCCTGTCTTCTGGTACTGCGGTTGTGTTCGGCGGTGGCGGCGTGGGTATTGCCCAGCCTGAAGTTGCCACTTTCGCGGGTCTCCGCGTGGTGATCGACGACCAGCTGATCGCGTTGACCGGCGGCACTGCTACCCACGCCAAGAAGTACCCCGTGTACCTCTTCAAAACCGGCGTGGTGTCTGAGGGTATCCAACAGGACCTCCGTCTGGCTGCCGACCGCAACATCCTGTCCATGCAGGACGTGCTGGCTGTGGACTACCACTACGGTTACCACATCACCGGCACCAAGTGGAGCGATGCCGGCGACAACCCGACCAACGCCACCACCAGCGGAAACCTCGGCAACATCGCCTCCTGGAGCCTGGTGTTCGCCACCACCAAGATGGTCCCCGTGGCCCGCTTGCTGGTAAACACCCCGTTCGACACTTCTGCCTACGCCTGATAACAGCCGTAGATACAGCGAGGCCCCCAATTACGGGGGCCTTTTTTACTATCAAAACTCGCCTACTCGAATCCTCTCCTGCAACTCGAACACTTCCGGCGTATTCATCGTCATTTTGTACGACTGCAAAAACAGTTGCGTAACCACAGCAAGGCTGACCTGAAGCCGCGTAGAAATCTCCTGCGTACCCAGTCCTTCCTCTACCTGCAGCCGCCGCACTTCCAGCGCCACATCTTCCAGCTTCCTCACTGCGTTACCGGGCAACACAGGATTTCCCTTTGGGGCTTCAGCTTCTACGCTGACTTCAGTTGACTTGCGAACGGGCATGAGCATGGTACGTCTCTACGTGTTACAGGATAGTCGCCATTGGCAAGAGGATGTCCCCTACGGCCAACATCTAGAACGTGCTGCCGACATCGAACTGGAGGGCGGCACCGTCTACCACGCCAGTATCCTTCCCAAAACAAGTACTCGCCCCACGCGCAGTAGACTCAAACAAAGACTTTATTGATCGTGCCTGCAGTCGTTGACGCCACTCTTAGCGGAACCGCGGCTAACAGCTACGTGACGCTGGCTGCTGCCGACACCTACTTCGAGACAGTCCCCGACAGCACCAACTGGACCACCAAGTCCACCGACGCCAAAAACCGCGCCCTGATCTCCGCCACCCGCTGGATCGACGCTCTCAGCTTCTACGGCGACCGCTGCACCACAACCCAGGCCCTCAAGTGGCCCCGCGAGGACTACACCGTTGACGGCATCGACCTCGCCTGCACCCTGATTCCCGAGCCCGTCAAGGTCGCCACCTACGAACTGGCACGCGCCCTCGCCAACGACACCGATGCCATCATTGGCACCACAGGCACCACTGGCATCTACGACGAGGTTGAACTCGGCGAACTCCGCGTCAAATACAACAAAACTTCACAAACTAGCGGCGTCGTCAACAACGTCTTCGACGTCTACCCCTGGCTCCAGTCCTACCTCGGCCCTTACTGCATGGGTGGAGCCGCCAACTACGCCGTCCGTCTATTCCGAGGCTGACATGGGCCTAATCGACGACACCTTCGCCTCCATCCCGGCCCCCCTCCTAAACGACTGGGGCCAAACGATCACCTACATCAAAACCACCACACCCCGCACCTACAACCCAACCACTGGAGCAGTCACCGGCTCCGACACCAACGTCAGCATGAAAGCGCTGATCGTCCGCCTCAACCCCCGCGAATCCGAAGGCCTCTACCAAGCCACCGACCTCAAAGTCATCTTTGGCACCGCCGAACTCGGCAGCTACTACCCCACCGAAGCCGACCGCATCCAGTACACCCAAGACGGCGCAACCCGCGAGGCCAAAATCATCAACATCACCACCTACCGCGGCGACAACCCAGTCCTCCACACCGTCATAGCGAGGCCCCAGTAATGGCCGCCCTATCCCAACTGGAACGCGACCTCCGCACAAAGCTGAATAAATCAGTGCGGACAGTCGCCCGCAACATCATGAACGACCTCGCCGAGGCAGGTCCCGTCTGGGGAGGCGAGTTCCGCGATAGCTGGGAAGCCTACGCCCCCAGCGTTGGAGCAGCCATCCCAGGGCAATACCCTTATACCCTCTCCGACATCCCCGAACTGCCAGTCACCAAACGGGAGATGCAGCGCGTAACAAAACTGATCATCGGCAACCGAGCCCCCTACGCCATGGTGGCCATGGACTTGGTCGCCCCCAGCGACGGATTCCGCTACCCCGGCTACGAACCCGAAGGCGACGTCGTTTTTCGCGGCACTCGTTTCGAAGGCGGCCGCCGCGGTGACATCGGCCCCAAAGTCCGAGGCGGCTCCGATAACCGCTCCACGGCACCCCTCGACTGGTACACAACCTACGCACAGGGCGGCAAAATGCAAAAAGCCCTCGAACGCGGCATCAAAGCTGAGTTTCAAGCATGAACTACCAAGCCATCCGCGCCGCCGTCGAAAATCCCCTACTGACCGCCTTCAGCGCACTGGTGCCCCCAGTGCCCGTCTATTTCGACAACATAACAGCCGTCCCACCTAATACAACCACCGAATACGTCCGCGTCAACATCACCTTCGGCATCACGAACGAACCAACTCTGACCAACAGCGTTGACCACGCCCGCGGTGCCCTCATCATCCGCATTTTCACCGAAAAAGGCCGCGGCCCCTCCCGCAACCAAACCCTGCTGACCACAGCCGTCAACACCCTCGAAACAATCAACGCCACCGCAAAATCTTCCACTGGAACATTCTTCCGTCTCGGCGAAATCACCGGTCCGATCTTCTCAACAACCGAAGACGCCCCACACTTCATGGGCCGCATCGACACCAACTGGGTAGCAACAGTCCTCTCTTAAAGACTCTTGCTATTGTTGTAAAAGCCGGGCAGTGCCCGCCCCACTGCATAAACTCCCTGGTACGCCCCTATGGCCACCACTGTCCTGTCCGGCACGTCCGGCGCCCTCTACTACAAGCCCGCCGGCACCACCGGAACCTTCGGTGAAACCAATGTCAACATCGGCACCGACGTCATCACGGTGCAGCCCTACCTGCACTTCAAGGTCGGCGACCCGGTCAAGTTCAGCATTGTCAACAGCCAAACCGGCGGCGCTGGCTCTGGCACCCTGCCCGCTCCGATCTCGGCTGCCACCACCTACTACGTCCTCAGCTACACCGCTGACACTGGTGCGCTGACCGTCTCCACCAGCGCCGGTGGCACCATCCTGGCCATCACCGACGATGGTACGGCCGTTGCCCCCAACGAGTTCCAAGTCGCCTACGCAGACTTCGCCGTCGTCGGCCAAGTCCGCGACTGGAGCTTCGAGATCAGCCGCGCTGAAATCGACGTCACCACCATCGGTCAAACCCCTGGCCAGTACGTGCCCTTCCGCACCTACATCAGCGGCTTCGGCGATGGTACCGGCACCGCCACGGTCTACATGACCAACGAGGACGCCGCCCTCTCCAACCGGATGATCCAGGACGTCTTGCAGCGCCAACAAGACGGCGCCGCCTTCAAGCTCTACACCGACCGCGTCTTCAGCGGCGGCACCCTGAGCGAAACCCTCAGCCGCTCGATCTCCTTCGACGCCGTGCTGACCTCCGCCAGCCTCAACATCAACCCCGACGACGCCCAGTCCGTCACCGTCAACTTCCGCCCCGCTGGCACCCCCACCTTCGACTTCAGCCAAGGCTGAACCCCGCGAAGACACCCGGCCCCACTTCGGTGGGGCTTTTTTATTGTCTACTCCGCTACACTAGAAGCATCAACACCCTCGTTGTATGCCAGTTCCAGTCCGCGCCATTGACCGCCTCCGCAAGGCCGCCAACCTGGAGCCCGTCAAAAAGACCGTCGACCTCTCGGACGGCACCACCTTCGAGCTGTGGGTCACTCCCCTGACCATGGCCGAACGCGAACGCGCCCAGAAACAGGCCAAATCCGACGACGCCAACGCCTTCGCTCTCCAACTGCTCATCACCAAAGCCCTCGACGAATCTGGCGCCAAACTCTTCAACGCTGGCGAAATCGACGTCCTCAAGAACGAAGTCAAGGACAAGGACCTCCAAGCCCTGATGCTGGCCATCATCACCGACGACGCCGAGCTCCTCGACCCAAAGAGCTGAGCGCCGAACTCCGCAAGGACAACTGGCTCATGCTCCAGTTCGGAGTCGCCAAAGAGCTAGGCAAGTCCCTGCGCGAGGTCCGCGCCTCAATGAC